GCTCGTGGAGATGGGAAAGACCATTCTGCGTTTCATATCATTGATGTGGAAAACAATGTTCAAGTAGCAGAATATAAAGGACAATTAGGCACAAAAGAATATGGACATTTACTAGTAGGTATAGCTACAGAATACAATGAAGCACTACTTGTAATAGAAAATAATAGTATAGGTTGGGCAACAATACAAACAGTTATAGATAGAGGATATACTAATCTCTATTATTCACCTAAGAGTGGAGAAGTGAGAGCTGATTCGTATTTTGAACAATATATGGATACATCAAAAATGACACCAGGATTTACAATGTCTTCAAGGACAAGACCTATGGTAATAAGCAAATTTCAAGAGTCATTATCTGATAAAGGTGTTACATTTCAAAGTAAAAGGTTATTAGAAGAGATGAGAACCTTTGTTTGGAAAAATGGGAAACCAGAAGCACAATCAGGTTATAACGATGATTTAGTATTAAGTTTCTCTATGGGACAATACATGAGAGATACAGCATTTAAATACAAACAACATGGAATGGATTTAACAAAAAATATGTTAAATAACATATCAACAAATAAACCAAAACATATAGGAGCATATTCTCCATCAACAGATCAAAACCCATTCAAAATAGATAACCCATACTCAGGTGGGGAAGAAGACATTAGTTGGCTTCTATAGTATTTATAATAATATAAGGATATAATAAAATGGCAGATACAAGATTATTTTCAAGGTTAAAAAGGTTATTCTCAACAGATGTTATAATACGTAATCAAGGTGGAGACCAATTAAAGGTTATTGATATAAACAAAATTCAACAATCTGGTGAATATGAAAACAACTCACTAGTAGATAGATTTAATAGATTATATTCTACCTCACCAACATCTTTATATGGTTATCAAAGTAACTTTAATTACCAAACATTAAGACCTCAACTATACTCAGAATATGATTCGATGGATACAGATGCTATTATAGCTTCTGCTTTAGATATTATAGCTGATGAGTCTACACTTAAAAGCGATATGGGTGAAGTGCTTCAAATTAGAAGTTCTGATGAAAATATCCAAAAAATACTATATAATTTATTTTATGATGTATTAAATGTAGAATTTAACCTATGGCCTTGGGTTAGAAATATGTGTAAATATGGTGATTTTTTCCTTAAATTAGAAATAGCAGAAAAATTCGGTGTTTACAATGTTATACCTTACAATGCATTTCATATTGAAAGACTAGAAGGTGGAGATCCTGATAAACCTGCAGATATTCAATTCCAATTTGACCCAGATGGTTTAACAACAGGGGGTTATGGCTACTACAATGTTCCAAACTCAAATGATGTAAGTGATAATGCCATTATATTTGATAACTACGAAATGGCTCACTTTAGATTATTAACTGATACTAATTTCCTCCCATATGGTAGATCATACATAGAACCAGCACGTAAACTGTTTAAACAGTACGTTCTAATGGAAGACGCAATGTTGATACATAGAATAGTTAGAGCACCTGAAAAGCGCGTTTTTTACATGAACGTAGGTAATATTCCTCCTGCTGAAGTAGAAAACTTTATGCAGAAGACTATTTCTAAAATGAAACGTACTCCTTTTACAGACCCACAAACCGGAGAGTATAATCTTAAATACAACATGCAAAACATGCTTGAAGATTTTTATATACCTGTTAGAGGAAATGATACTGCAACTAAAATAGAATCTGCTCCCGGATTACAATACGATGGTATAGCGGATGTAGAATACTTAAGAGATAAATTATTTGCAGCACTTAAAGTTCCTAAAGCATTTATGGGATATGAGGCAGATACAGAGGGTAAAGCTACATTAGCGGCACAAGATATTAGATTTGCTAGAACAATAGAAAGAATTCAAAGAATTATGGTATCTGAGTTACAAAAGATAGCATTAGTTCACTTATATACTCAAGGTTATAAAGATGAAAATCTAACAAATTTTGAATTATCAATGACTACCCCATCAATCATATATGATCAAGAAAGAGTAGCATTAATGACAGAAAAAATGACATTGGCACAATCAATGTTAGATAGTAAATTGATCCCATCTGATTGGATTTATGAAAACATATTCCACTTCAGTGAAGATCAATATGATGAATATAGAGACTTAATCAAACAAGATACTAAACGTAACTTTAGGTTGGCACAAATAGAAGCTGAAGGTAATGATCCACAAGAAACAGGTAAATCTTATGGTACACCACATGATTTAGCTTCGCTATATGGAATGGGTAGAACACAATCAGACCCAAGCAATGTCCCAGATGGATATAATGAGAAAACTCCATTAGGAAGACCAAAAGAAAAACTTTCTAAAACACATACTCAAGATAGTGCTTTTGGAAAAGACCCAATAGGTAGAGATGGGATGAAAAAAGATTATAACGATAATGGCAGACTCAAACAATCATTTAAGGGTGGATCTCCATTAGCTTTAGAAACTTTAAACATGCTAGATAAAGTACCTTCACCACATCGTACTGAAAAGCAATTAGTATTTGAGCAGGATGAAAAGAAAAATGACCTACTTGATGAAAAACAGTTGAAAGAGTAAGATTTTTTTATATATTTATAATAAACTAAACATTGGAGAATGAACATTAAGCATTCAAAGTACAAAAACGCAGGGGTTCTTTTTGAGCTATTAGTTAGACAAATAACTACTGATACATTAAATGGTACTGATTCTAAGGCAAGTAGTATTCTAAAAGAATATTTTGTAAAAACAGAATTAGGAAGAGAGTATAAATTATACGAAACTCTATTCAAGAAAACCAGTATTACTGAAACTCAAGCGGATGTAACGTTATCAACTTTGTTGCAATCTTCTAAGAATTTAAATAGAAGAGCACTTAAAAGACAAAAATATAATTTAATTAGTGAGATTAAAAAACATTATGATGTTACTAAATTTTTCTCTCATAAATTGCCACACTACAAGATACAAGCTGCATTTTATACTTTAATAGAAAGTTTTTCACAAGAAAATCCATCAAACCACCAACAAGTTATAGATAATAAAATAACTATCCTAGAACATTTATCAGCAGCATCAGTTGAAAAAGATAAAGTTAAAGAAACAGTATTAGAAGAATTTAAATCATATGATAAAGATTTAAGAATTCTAACCACTAGGGTTTTGTTAAACAAGTTTAATGATAAGTATGAGGATTTACTTGAAAGTCAAAAAGAAATTTTAAAGGAATTAATTACCTCAATAGACAATACCCCAAAGTTAAAGGAATTTTATAATACTAAAGTAGGTGAAATTAAAACATCACTAACAGAACTATCAAATACAATCCCAGATAAAACAACACAGATCAAAATAAACGAAGTAATCAAAATACTTCCTGTTATGGGTAAAACGTCTAAAATTAAAGATAACGATCTTATCAATTTGTTACAATATTACGATTTAATTGAAGAATTAGAAACTACTCATGTATAAGTATAAGTTAAAAGAAAATAGTGAATTTGAAGTTGGTGATGTAAAAGTTAAAGACGGAACCCAATCTACAATAACTGATATAAACCCAGTAACGGGTGCAGTTTCATGGGATGTAAAAAAGGTAGGTGCCTTTGATACTGTCTATAAAACTTTTGATAAGCTAAACAAACTACTAAGAACATTGGAAAGCGAAGGTGAAGCAGAATCTGATTCAACAATTGATTCAATCACGGACCAAGTAAAAAAATTATTTAACCAATACAGAACCCACGTTAGAAAGAATTACCCTGAAGCCTATGACAGGATTAGAATGGTAAAAGAATCTGAGCAATGGACACAATTAGATGTTAATAATGTTAAGCGACCCTTAAATCTAACCCTTAAGACACTCAATAACCTTATAAATAACATAGGAAGATTAGAAGCAGAATTATCAAAACACCAGAATAAACCCCAGGGTAATATTCTTTACAGTATAACACCTGCAGAATTTGATTATTCAAATCTAAAAAACAAACTTGTTAAATTAAGTAAGGCTTTTAATTCTCTTTTTGGTTCTGCATTAGAAGAAGAACTTTCTATAAAAGAAGAAGAAGTTGATGAAGGTGAAGGTATGGGTTATCTAACCCCAAAAGCATTTGACAAGAATAAATCTTCAACCGGAGCTAAAGATATTTATTATTATAAATTAGGTTTTAAACCTGTACCTAAAAAAATTAAAGGGTCAGGTTTAGAAGTAAAACAATTATTTGAAAAAGAGGAATTAACTGAATACAGTGATTTCCAACAAAAAAGAATTAATATATTTGATGATGTAGAAGAAAAAATAAATTCTATATCTCCATTATTATCAAACGCAAAAAACGAAACAGCCCAATACTACAATGAAAACCCAGGTTCATATACAATAGTGTATTCAACAGATATGGTAAATGAATTATTGGATGACATAACAAAATTATTAAAACAAGGAGAATGAAAAAAACTTTAACCGAACAATACAGACTAATTAAAGAAGACAAGGGCCATAAAGGTGTTTTCTTAAAAGAAGCAAAAAAACAATTCCCTAATTTAATAAGACCGGGGGCTACATATAATGAAGCATCTAAAATTCTTAAGCAAAGAAATATTATCTCCGAAAATTTTGTTGGTATTCCTATGGTAGGAAACCCACTAGAAAGAAAAAAAGAAGGATACGAAAATGCATTTGAAAACTTTATAGCAGAAGCAGAAGTAAAAGCTGAGGAAAAGAAAGTATCTAAAGAGGTTGAAGAAGACCAAGCTAATGGATATGACACATTAGATAAAAAAGACCCAAACAACATGATTTTTGGTCAAATCCAAATGGGATACTATTGTGAATACAAAGATCCTAAAAACGAAGGAAAAACCGATCAAGAATTATTAGAGATTGTTTATAAAAACTTAGCTAAAGACCCTATTTTTTATACTAAAAATGGTCAATTCGGAGAAAAAGATTTAGGTTACACTGATGAAGCTCCTAGTTTAGGCG